CAGTTGCTGCTGGTGGAATCGAAGAGCTTCGAGATGCGCCGGCGCATGGAGAACGAACTGGCGATCCACGCGGGCGGCAAGCCGCTGTCGCTGGTCGGCTGAAAAAACAAACCCCGGCTGGAGTGGGGACTCGGCGCCGGGGTTCTGAGAGATCGGGAGTGAGTATGCACACGACGAATGGAACTGACAATGCCGCGCCACGTTTTCCGGCATCGCAAAACGTGGCGCACACAATGATGACCTCGCGCGAGATCGCCGAGCTGACCGGCAAGCAGCACAAGGACGTCATCCGTGACATCCGGGTGATGCTCCAGGCGCTGGAGGGGGATGGCGCAAATCTGCGCCATGTCCGCGAGGACAAGGACTGCAGGGGTTACACCGCCAACTTCCACCTGGACCGCGAGCTGACCGAGACGCTGATCACCGGCTACAGCATCCCGCTGCGCCACCGGGTGATCCGGCGCCTGCACGAACTGGAGCAGCGCGCGGCGGCCCCGGCCATCCCGCAGACCTACTCCGAGGCTCTGCGAGTTGCTGCTGACCTCCACGAGCAGAACACCCAGCTTCGCCTGGTGGTGGGCGAGCAGGCGCCCAAGGTCGAGGCCCTGGGCCGCATTGCCGAGGCGCGCGGCACGCTCTGCCTGACCGATACCGCCAAGCACCTGAACATCCCGCGCCACGCCATCATCGACTGGATGCGCGAGAACCGCTGGATCTACCGCCGGGAGGGCTCGGCCCACTGGCTGGCCTATCAGCCGCGCATGGCGGCCGGCCTGCTGGAGCACCGGGTAACCGTAATCGGCACCGACTCCATTGGCGACCAGCGCCTGGCCTCCCAGGTGCGCGTCACCCCGAAGGGGCTGGCCAAGCTGGCCGAGAAGATCGCGGAGGGGGCGCTGTGAGTGTTCAAGCCATGACCTGGGCCCTGGAGCAGCGCGTAGTCACCGACTCCTCTGCCCGCCATGTGTTGCTGTGCCTGGCCAACTACGCCGACAAGCACGGCCGGGGTGCCTTCCCCTCGGTGGCCAGCCTTGCGGATGACACAGGCCTGTCCGAGCGCACCGTGCAGACCAAGCTGCGCCTGCTGGAAGACCTGGGAGTGATTGTCGAGGGCAACCGGGCGATCGCCGCGGCGTACATCACCCGTCGGGACCGTGTTCCGACCTGCTACGACATCGTCATGGAACGGGGTGAACCTGCTGCGCCCCGTCAAAATGAACGGGGTGAAACCACTGCGCCCCGTGAAGATGCCACGGGGTGCAATCCACAGCAGAACGGGGTGCAAATTACGACGGAACGGGGTGCAGCCGCTGCACCCAATCCGTCATTGAACCATCAAGGAACCGAAGAGCAGCTGCAACACGCGAGTGATCCGGTCGATGTTCGCCAGCGCTTCGCCATGACCGAGGACTGGGAGCCGGACCCTGACGACCTGGCCGCACAGACTCGCCTGATGGGCATCCCCGTGTCGGCGATCACGCTGACCGTCGTGAACAAGTTCAAGGCCCACTGGCTGGCCCTGCCGGATGCCGTGTTCACCCAGGCCAAGTGGGCGAACGAACTGGCGAAGTGGATCAAGCGGGAGCGCGTCGAGGACGCAGCGGGCGAGACCGATGGCGGCGCCTGGGGCGCGAACGGGGTGCGCGTATGAGCCAGGCCAAGCGTGCTGACCTGATCGCCGCGAGCCTCCGCGCCGCTCCGGCCCCGGCCCAGACCGCCCCGAACGTGGTCCCTGTCGACGACTTCGCCCGCCAGGTGATGGACGACCTGTTCGACCGCATCCGCGGCATCTGCTCCGGCTGGCGCTCCGCCTGGTACACCCAGACGGTGATGGGCAAGGCCAAGGAGGAGTGGCTGGCCGAGTTCGCCAGGGCCGGCGTGAACAGCCAGGAGCTGGTCAACAACGGCGTGCGCGCCCTGCGCCAGAGTAAGCGCGAGTTCGTGCCGCCGCCGGCGCTATTCGTGGATTGGTGCTTCGGCGCCGACCAACTGGGCCTGCCAAGCCTGGAGGAGGCCTACCGAGAGGCGCTGGCCAAGACGCACCCGGCCGCCGCCGCGACCGCCACCTGGAGCCATGCCGCGGTGTACCACGCCGCCGCCCGGGCCGGCTTCAGCAACCTGCAGCATCTCAGTCGCGATGACGGCATGAAGCTGCTGGAGAGCAAGTACTCCCAGATCCGCCGCGAAATCGCGAAGGGCAACAGCCTGCCGCCGGTCCCCGTGGCGGCCCTCCCGCAAACGTCGAAGGCGGCCGATCCTGACTTGGGCAACGCGGCCCTGCAGGCCATCCGTGCTCGCCTGAAAGGAGCTCGTAATGTCTGACCTGAACCCGCTGAAGTGGCGCGCCAAGCGCAATCGTGACGGTAAAATTATCCCCCGGTGCTGGCAGACCGAGCAGGGCTATACCGTCTTCGAAACCGAAAGGGTGGTGATGCGGTTCGCTGTGACCGGCCCCGGCGGTTCGGTGCCGTTCGCCTACGTGAAGACACGGGAGGAGGTGGTGGCGATCATCCGCGGCGACCTCGATGCGCGCGGGGTGTCGGCATGAAGGGGCGCAACCCCACCGCCGAGCAGAAGCGCTGGCACGACCTGCTCGTCAGCGTGGTCGGCTGCATCGCCTGCCGCGTCGAGCACGGCGTGCTAAACGACTTCTGCAGCATCCACCACGTCGATGGGCGCACCAAGCCGCACGCGCACTGGTACGTGCTCCCGCTGTGCGCCGGGCATCACCAGGCCGGCACGGGGCCGGAGAGCTTCCCGGGCGTGGCCGTGCACCCGTACAAGGCGCAGTTCGAGGCACGCTACGGCCGCCAGGCTGACCTGGTGGGGCAGTGTGCTCGCATCGTCGCAGAGGCCGGCCACGATATCCCGGCCGGCTTCCTCGCCTGGCTGGATGGCGACGAGGTGATGGCATGAAGTCGCCCCGTCCCATCGCGCATACCCCGCGCCCGCTGCGCCGTCCGAGGATTGATTGGGAAGGCAGAGAGCAGGCCGTCCTGTTCTCCATCCTCTCCCTGAAGCACCCCGAGGCCGCGCGGCTGGCATTCCACGTGCCCAACGGTGGCCACCGGCACATCAAGGTCGCCGCGGAGATGAAGCGCCAAGGCGTGAAGGCCGGTGTCAGCGACATCGTGCTGCCCATGGCTCGCGGTGGCTGGTTCGGGCTGTACATTGAGTTCAAGGCCGCGCCGCCGAACGATGCCCGGGTGTCGCCCGAGCAGAGCGCGTTCCTATTGCGTGTCGAGCGGCAGGGCTACTACGCCACGGTGTGCCGCGGCGTCGACGATGCACTGCGGGTGATCGATGACTACCTGGCACAGCCTCGGACCCAGGTGGTGCGCCAATGACGACCATCGCCGCTATCAGCTTCAGCGACGCCGAGATCCGCCGCCAGGCCGCTGGTGCCGTGCGTGAGCTCAAGGACCCACGCCACCCGGGTCTGCGCCTGCGCTTCCTGTCCGATCGGCAGCGCGGTTCCTGGTATGTCGTCAAGGCGCGCGGCTGGCATCGCGCCGGCCGCTGGCCCGAGATTCCGGCGAAGTCCATGCTGGAGATCCTGCCGAAGGTCCGGGCGCAACTGGCGGCAGACCCGGATGCGCAGCTCGGTGCGGGTGGGCTGGCCACGGTCGGCGAGGTGCTGCGCTGGCAGTTGGATCGGCAGCTGCGCAACCGCAATCTGTCGCAGAAGCGGAAGAAGTCGGTGAAGTCGATGATCAGCCGCCACCTGCTGCCTCGCCTTGGCGGTGTTCGTGTGGCCGATCTGACCAAGGCGCTCCTCGACCGCGAACTGTTCTGGCCGCTGCAGGAGCAGTTCACCGCCGGCTATGTGCGCCAGGCCTATGGCGTGCTGGCTGGCGCGCTCCGCCAGGCCCAGCGCCTCGACCAGATCGCCGCGAACCCCATGGCCGGGATGCGGTTCACCGACTTCGTGCGCGCCAAGATCGTGCCGAAGGCTGCCGGCCTCCGTCCTGCGCAGTTGGGTGAGTTGGTCCCGCGCTTGGTTGAGCACTACCGGCAGCGCCCGGCGGAAGGGATGCTGGCCTTGCTGATGCTCTGCCATGGAACGCGCTTGGGCGAGACCCGGGTGGCGCGCTGGCGTCACTTCGGTCTGCAGGAGCGCGTGTGGATTCTCCCGGCCGAGGAGACCAAGACGCGGACGGAGCACGTCTTGCCGCTGACTGACCAGATGGTGGCGCTGCTCGAGCAATACCGGGCCTGGCAGACCAGCAGTGTGGGCGAGTCGGCCTTCCTGTTTCCGGCCGGCCCGACCAAGGCACTCTCGGAGAAGCAGGCCAGCGAGGTATTTGCCAGCTTGGGGGCTGGGGAGTGGACCAGCCACGACCTGCGCAAGCTGGCGCGCACCTGCTGGACCGAGCTGGGCGTCGACCATTTGATCGGCGAGATGCTGCTGAACCACGCCATGAAGGGTGTGGTGGCGGCCTACATCCAGACGGCTGCCCAGGCACGCAAGCGGGAGGCCCTGGAGTTGTGGCACGGCCATCTAGACGGGCATGGCTTCGGCGGTGTTCTCGGTCAGACAGGCGCCAGATCGCATGAACCCCCTTTCGGCTCCGAGGCCAGTGCTGCTGTGGGCTCTAGCGATTCCTCGCGTCCATCAGGATGGAGGCTGCAAAAGGGGCTTGGAGAGGAGGGCGAGGCATGCTGAAGCCGCGACGCCCGGAGTTAGCCACCAGCATCCAGTCGCTCGCTGACTGCCCGGCATGTCATGGCGCCGGCCTCGAGCAAGGGCTGTTCGGGAAGCGCGTCTGCGGCACCTGCTTTGGCGTGGGCCTACTCGGCGCCGACGGCGAGCCGCTGCTGTTGGAGCAGGCGCTGCTGCAGTTGCGCCTGCGGCTGACGCAGGCCCAAGGCGAGGTGCGCCAGCTGCGCGCCCGTCTGCCGGCACCTGAGCCGACCTACTACACCGACAACCGTCGCGGGGCCGGCGGTTCGCATTTCACTGGGGACTGAGGGGGAATCGATGGTTTATGAAAGTGTGCTTTCCGCAGTGGTCTCGGCCCTTGCCGCCGAAGCGATCGACAACACCAGCAAGCAGGCCTGGCAGCGGATGCGTGCGCCGGGCGAGGAGGTAGCCAAGAGCGGCGCCATCACGGGCGAGTTGCGTGCCCAAATCGACTGCTGGGTGTTCGCCCGGCTGCATTCCCATCTGATCCCCCGCCACTGGCATTCGCTGGTGGCGAAGTACAGCACCCATCGTGGTCGCAAGGTGGAGGCGATCGGCGGCCTGAAGTCGGTGGTGGCTACGCCGGCGCCGCAGCTCTTCCTCTACAAGGCGGTGACTGCCTGGGCCATCCCTAAGCTGCGGGGCGTCCGCCATCTGCCGCCGGCGGTGGTGAGTGTCGAGGTCCCGCTGGAGGCCTTGCCCGCCAAGCAGGCGAGAATCATCCGCGCCGCCATCGAGGCCGAGCGCGTCAAGCGCAAGCGCATGGAGGAGAGGGCTGGTGGCATGATCGTGTTGAAGGACAGCTTCTACGACATGAACACCTGGGATCCCGATGGCCGGCCAGAGTCCACCCGGCGCGAGTGGCGGCGCAATATCCACAAGGTTCTCGACGAGATGCTGGCCGAAGCTATGGACAGCGCCGGGGCGATCCTGCGCGCCGAAGGCCTGCTGCTGAGTGAGGCCGCTTGACGGCGGTCCATCGTTCCATCACTATTTGTCCCATCCTGCCGATCTTGCGTTTGAAGGATTGGCGAACAAACAAACCCGGCCCTCGCGCCGGGTTTTTTGTTGCCCACGATTTCATGGTGCGCGTTCCGCGCCTTGCCCGGTCATGGCCGGGCCTTTCTATCCACGCAGTGCCAGGGCTGGCGAAGCCTGGGGACACCCTTATGAGGACTTCCACAATGACCGAGCCGGCCTCGACAGCAGTTGGCGGGATCGCGCTCTACAAGCTCGGCGCCTTTGGCTTCTTCGCCTTCCTGGCCGCCATCCTGGTAATGGCCATGACCTTGCCGAAGACGGTGCGGGAGTTCGTGGTGGCCATGATCTGCACCGTGGTCTCCAGCGTCTGCGGCGGTGCGTTCCTGGTCCGCTGGCTCGACATCGGCAGTTGGGTGCAGGACGACATCGGCATGATCGCCCTGTGCGGCGTGATCTTCGTCTGCGGTCTGCCAGCATGGGTGATCGTCCGGGCCTGGTTCGCCTGGAGCGAATCGCGCAAGGACAAGGCGCTGCCCGAGATGGTGAAGGAGTTCCGCGAAGGCACCGGTCTCTGAGGGCGGGACCATGCGCGGGAGCATCAACGCTCAGGACCTAGACGACGC